GGTGATGACGTGGCCCCAGCTGTACCTGGACGGCATCGCCATCAAGGAGGAGTCGGACCCGGAGCCCTGGCTCGGGCGCTCCAAGAAGCTCGAGACGCTCGTGGAGTCGATCGAGGCGCACCCAAAGGAGAAGGCACTGGTCTTCACCCAGTGGATGGGTGAGATGGACCGGATCCAGGAGCTGCTGACGGCCAAGGGCCTCGAGGTCTACCGCATCGACGGCTCGGTACCCAAGGAGCAGCGCGAGGAGCGGATCGCGGCCTTCAAGAAGGGTGCCCCAAACGCCGTGTTCCTGATCCAGATCAAGGCGGGCGGCGTCGGTCTCAATCTCCAAGAGGCGACTCGGGTCTACATCATGACACCCGCGTGGAACCCGGCGACCGAGCTCCAGGCCATCGGTCGGGCCCATCGTACGGGCCAGACGCGCAAGGTGGTCGTGCGGCGGTTCGTGTATGTGGGCGAAGATGGCGTCGAGCCCCTCCCGAGTGTCGAGCAGTCGATCATGCAGCTCCAAGAGGGTAAGGCGCGGGTATGCGCGGAGGTCCTCAACGACCAGAGGCTCGCGACGCAGGTGCCGAATGTGACGCGGACCAAGATCACTATTCACGCCCTGAAGAAGATTTTCGCCGTGTAATGTAATATGGCCGAAAGCGCCGTGGTCGTGGGTCCGGTCGTACGGCGGGCCGAATATGGAGGAGGAGCCCATCTCGGCCTTGTATTTCGAGAACCGGCGAATCCACTCGTGAACGAAAACCGCGTCAAAAAAAATTCGCGCCTCGGCCGGATGTTCGCGACCAGTCGCAATAGCAGCTCGCCCCTTTCTAACGCGAATCGTCGTGAACTCCATGCCGTGTATGAGTCTCTGGGACTCACGAAGCGGCAATGCCACCGTTTGGCCCGAACAATTATCGATAAAGAAATTGACTTGATGAAACAAGGCTTCCACAATGCTCGCCGGCGCGAAACCCTCCTCTTCTGGGTCTGGCTCTGGGAGGTCACGGCCGAACCACCCCAGAGCCTCAAGCCCGCAGATAAACTCAAGCAGTTTCAGCAGCGCGCCGCGGTAATTAGTCCGGGCAAGGCCACAGGGCGGAGCCCTCTCAAAGTTGAATTCACGCGAACGCCCCGGGGAGTCAGGGGGCGCGCACAGCTTAAACTCGGCAAGGCCTCGCCGACCTATCTCGCCGCTAATAACGTGCGAAAACTCCTGATTAATAACAGACTGTTTACATCGAGCATGAACGCAAACGCGCCTTCGAACACTGGTCGCGAAGCCCTTCAGACGGTCTTCGATGACCTCGGCACGACGACGACCCGTCTCCACCGTCTGGCCCGTGCCGTCTTGGATTCGCGCCTCAAAGACGCGCGGAAGTGGTGGCCGGGCGGCCCCATCCGAAGTGCCGAAACCGTCCAAACGGCCCAAATCACAAAACCCAACAAGTCGCACTATAAGGAACTTCTCTTCTGGGCCTGGTTATGGAACGCGACGAAACGCGCCGGTGCGACCCTCCAGGCGCCCAGGGCGATCATCATCGATGAAATGAAGAAGCTCGGCGTGTCGAACGCTGACGCATCTGGATGGGTCCGGCGCCTTGGCGGAGACGCCCGTCAGGCCCCTGGTCCGGTCAGGACCCTAGCCAATGTCATGGCGAAACCGACGGGTCGGGCGAACTCCGCTTGGAACAATTAAAATGTTCGCCAAAATTAAATGACTATCGGTTCCCGCGCTCAGGTCTACCATGGCAACGCCGATCAGACCGCAGGCGGCCTTACGAAAAAGGACCTCAAGATGGACAAGAAGGGCGAAATCGTGTCCAAGACAAAGTCCAAGGGTGAGAAGAAGAACCCGTGGATCAAGGCGGTCGCCAAGGCCAAGAAGGAGCTCGGCATCAAGGGCTTTGCCCTCGTCCAGGGCCCGCTGCTGACTAAGGCTCGTGAAATTTATTCCAAGTGAATAGTATAAAATGCCGGGTAAACTGCTTCTATATTCGTGCCTCCTCCTATCGACCGGTACTTTTCTGATTGCTTCGACGGCCATAGGCATCGAGGCCTACAACAAGAACACCGGCTTCAAGGCCGCGAAGAAGAACAACTTCAATTTCCTGGTCTTTTTGCTCGTGTGCGCGATTCTGTGTACCCTGATATCATTTGGAGGTTTGTATATGGGGGCCCAGGGTGCCTGAAAAATTTTGATCGCCTAAATTAAGATGAAGACCCTCAGGCTCTCGGACACCAACTACCGGTTTCTGAGACGGATTCTCGAGCGTCGGAACAATAACAATAACAACAGCCCGTCACCCCGTCGCTCCAGTGGTGGACGGACCGAAAAAACCAAGTACCTGAATCGCAATCTGCGGCGGGTATACAGAAACACGGATCGTAATCGTCATTTTGTATACACGGGACCGGAAGGCCGCAAGATCCGTACGTACACGGAGATTTTCGCCTTCAAAAATGATTGGAATCAGATCCGTCGTTTACGGAATGGGGGACGCCGGGCTCCACCCGAGACGTCGTACCGCCGTCCTGCGCGGCGTGGAAATTATCGCGGTAGATACTAAATGGCCCACTCCTCTCTGGCCCTCATGGGTCTGGCCCGTAAGACGAACCGGGTCCTGCTTAATCGTCTGCTGGCAAAAAAGCGCACACCCCGGGCGTCAAACCGCCGGCCGGCGGTGCGCCCACGGACGGCTCGTCGGGTGACTCGGCGCAAATCGGCCCCGAGGTTTTGAGTTGGTAGACCCGAACCGTCAGGCCCCAATTTCCATTAAAAAAATAGGTCGAGTCGACATCAATAATACAGGTCACGTCCTGACCCCGAAACAAACCTTCCCGAATGTCCGGGCAGATTTGCTTCGAATTTTCATCGAAAATATAGGCCCCCTCATCAATCTTGAGTCTCAGAGAGGGGCCCGGACCCATGTTTGATTTGAAAGGTTCTTGAGGGCACAGATGCGTCTCGAGGTTCGCCCACCACTGCGCAAAGTCCGGGTGACCCAGGTCTACAATCATACTTTTGAATTGTGAAACACCCCATGTGGTCCGCCCCCTGGGGATCTGGAATCTAAGGGGGCCATTTTGGTACCGAAATTTCATCCGATCCCGAGCGCTCGAAACGGTCTCGATTTGACCCAACACAATTTCGTTCCAAAATACCATATAAAATAAAATGTCCGGCTTTTTTAACTATTCATGGGTCACACGATAAAGGGTCAGAAACCCCGTCAGTACCGCCCGAGCGCGACTCGACGCGCGTCGGGTCTGTCGCCCATCAACGAACTGTCGAACGCTCAGAAACGCTGGGCCCGGCTAAGACAGGCCGTGAAGCGCCGCTCCCAAATCCAGCGCAATATTCGACGCAAGGGCTTCGCAAAGCGCGGCCGCTTCACCGTGCGTCAGTCTCCCCCACCCAAGAAAACCAAGAGCCCGCCGCGCGTATCCCTTTGGCGTAATACGGCCCCTGGTATTTACTTCGTGAGTCAGCCGTACAGCCGCGGCCGTTTCGTCGTCGAGAATATCCATGGATTCGTGCCCCTCAAGCAGTCGAACGTTCTCAAAACGTCGTCCCTGAGACGTTAATCATTCGGGCCAGACCCGAACCACGGAGCAGGACCTTGAGCTCGGTATAAAACGGCTCGTGATGATTTGGTTCGACGATGTACTTTCCATCCGGGCATGTGATTTCGACATCGTGGTCGAGGGCGTCCTCATTGAAACACGTCATCCATTTGTCAATGTAATTCAGTTTGATTGGTCGGCGGACCACATGATGACCTGGGATTCTAAAAATGTGGAGTGATTCCGTTTCTAAATTGTAAACGAGTCCGTCGTGAGACTTGAGGAGGTACCAGAGTCGCCAGGCCCGAGCCTCTGATAATTTATCGGGTCGAATTTTGAATGCTAATTGGGTGTCGATTGACGGCTCGGAGTGCTCCACGATCCATCGAATAAGTTCGGTCGGTAATCGCGACCATATTTTAGGGTCCATGACTTAAACAAATTTTACCCTTTTATTTAGGACTATATGATTTCGACACTTGGTCGGCCCGAGCTGAAGGTCACCCGAAAACATAGTCATGTCGTAGTCTTCCCAACCTATATTGAAAACATAGAGCCCGGGACTACGGTACTGTGAAAACTTGATGCCCTTTCGGATGATCCAATAGGGCTGCTCGGGTTCGGTCAGACCCGTGAAGTCCCACATGGTCCGAGAGAGGTGATCGTACACAATTTCATTCCTAAATTCAAAATTCCTGACGGGTCTCAGTTTCCTGGGAGGAATTTTGAAGTGGATCCGGGTCTCAATTTCGTCCGAAAATTCGAGGATCCTGTGGACAAGGTCATTAGGCAATGACCGCCAAATGGGGTCCATCTACTTGGAGCGTCTACAATTTTTATAGGCCGCACAACTCGCCCTCATAGTGAACCCCTTTATAGTACCCAGGATGCACTGAAGCTTTGAGAATTTACGGGGCAAATTGAAAACCTTTTTGTTCGAGGACCTCACACACTTTTTGTTCTTGGGTCCGGACCGACAACAGGGTTTCATCCTGAATTTAGTTCGGAAATTAACCCGAACACATGGCACAGCCCTCCGGGTTATCCCGGCGGCACGCCTCGGCCGCGGCATTCGAGGACACTGGGACCCTCGGTCCCACTGGGACTGTTACCTGGATCGCCCGGGCCTTTGGACGGGTCCGCAGATAGTACATGCCGGTCTTGAGCCCCTTCTTCCAACCGTACATATGCATGCTCGACAGCTTCGCCAGGGTCGGATCCTCCATGAAGATATTCAGACTCTGGGACTGGTCGATGAATGGACCGCGGTCCGCGGCCATATCGATCATGGACCGTTGAGGGATCTCCCATACGGTCCGGTAGATCGACTTGAGATTGTCCGGAATGCCCTGGATGTTCTGGATCGACCCACCTTGACGGATAATCTCGGTCTTCAGTTGGGGCGTCCACAAGTTGAGCTTCTGGAGATCCCTGACGAGGTGGCGATTCACAACCACAAACTCACCGGCCAGGGTCCGGCGCAGGTAGATATTGGTCGTATACGGCTCGAAGCACTCGTTGTTCCCCATGATCTGGGCCGTCGAGGCGGTCGGCATCGGTGCCACGAGCAAGGAGTTCCGGAGGCCATGGGTCCGGACCTCCTCTCGAATTTCATTCCAAAAATCGTTCGACTCGAGACCCCACAGGTCAACTTGGAGCTGACCCTCGGACGCGGGTGACCCCTTGAAGGTCTCGTAGGGCCCCTCCTCCTTGGCGAGTTCACAAGACTCCTTCAGGGCCGCATGGTACATGGCCTCGAAGATGCCCTTGTTGAGTTGCCGGGCCTTGGGGTCGTCGAACGAGAGCCCCATCATCATGAAGACATCGGCCAGCCCCTGAACGCCCAGGGCGATCGGGCGGTGTCGGAGGTTAGACTTGCGGGCCGTTTCGGTCGGGTAAAAGTTCCGATCGATGACCCGGTTCAGATTACGGGTCAGGACCCGCGTGACCTCGTAGAGCTTCTGGAAATCGAAGAAAGGCGAGGATCCGGAACTCGAGACGAACGCCGGAAGGCAGATCGAGCCCAGATTACACACGGCCGTCTCGTCCGGAGTCGAGACCTCCATAATCTCGGTACAGAGGTTCGATGACTTGATGATCCCGATGTTCTTCTGGTTCGAACGGGCGTTGACCGTGTCCTTGTAGCACATGTAGGGCGTACCGGTCTCGACTTGGGACTTGAGGATCCGGTCCCAGACGTCCCGGGCCCGGACCTGCTTCTTGAACCGGCCCTGGGCGACATACATCCGGTACAACTCGTTGAACTCCTCACCCCAGACGTCCGTCAGGCCCGGGGACTCGTTGGGGCACATGAGGTGCCAATCCTGGTCCTTCTCGACCTTCTCCATGAAAAGGTCCGGGATCCACAGGGCCGTGAAAAGGTCACGACACCGGGCCTCCTCGTCACCCTGGTTCAGGCGGAGCTCCAGAAACTCCATGACGTCGGCGTGCCACGGCTCGAGGTACACGGCGATTGAGCCCTTGCGCTTCCCGCCCCCTTGATTGACGTACCGGGCCGTATTGTTGTAGACGCGAAGCATGGGGACGATGCCGTCCGCGACGCCGTTTGTGCCCTTGATGGGCGATCCATTCGCCCGAATGTTCGAGCAGTGGATCCCGATACCTCCGGACCACTTGGAGATGTGGGCGCACTCCTTGAGAGTCTCGAAGATACCGTCGATCGAGTCGTCCTTCATGGCGACCAGGAAACAGCTCGACATCTGAGGGTGATTCGTGCCGGCGTTGAAAAGAGTCGGCGTGGCGTGCGTAAAGTATCGCTGGGACATGAGGTCGTAAGTCTCGCGGACCCGACGGAGGTCCTCGGCCGTCTCGGCCCCGTGGATTCCGACAGCCACACGCATGAAGAGGTACTGGGGCGTCTCTCCGACGTTCAGATAGCCCTTTTGGAGCGTCTTGATGCCAAAATACCCAAAGGCGTAATCGCGCTTCGGGACGATCCACGAGTCCATCTCGAGGCTCACGCACTTCATGAAATAGTCGCTAACGATCCCCCGGGCGTGCAGGGCCAGCATGGCGTCCGAAAAGGTCTTGGGGCAGGTCTTTTGCAGGTTACTGACGACGATACGGGTCGCCAGGGTCTCATAGTCGGGGTGCTCGGTCGCCATGTGGATCGCGACCTCGGCTGAAAGGTTGTCGATTTCTGAGGTGGAAATACCATCATACATGGATGTGAAGACCTTCTGGGCCACACGGTCCGGCTGTACCTGGAGGACCTCGAACTCTGGGGCCTGATTGAGTTTTGATATGCGTTTCGTGACCTTGTCGAACAGCATTTCGACTTCGTCCCCGGACCGCTTGTGGACCTTCATTGTATTTTTAGGGCCCGTTTTTTTTATCGGTCCATCTTAATGGCTTCCAAGTATTTGCCTTCGCCCCTCGTGGATGCTTTCTTTTCCGACTTTAACAAGGAGGCCCTCCAGGATCAGATCATCGCGGCCATCAAGGACAAGACCGGTTACGAAATTCAGAGACAAAATTACTCGGACCTCGATGCTCTCATGCAGCGGGTCTTCACGAATCTGCGCCGGGACCCATACTCGAATGTCCGGGAGCAGGTCGACGAGATGAACGCCCGGGTCGTGAAGGAGGCCTCGGCGACCATCAGCACCGGCATGCTCCAGCAGCTGATGTACCTCCGAGATATCTCCCAGAACGCCGTGCCCCTGGCCGTGCCGGTAAGCACGAGCACATACGGGAATAAAATCCCGAGTAATTTCAAGATTGGATTCTAGATGCGGGCCCTCGATGATATCCTTTTCGGTTTCCTCGTGTTCTTTGCCATAGAACGCGGGATCCGTCTCTTTAGTAATTCAGTCATTGAGCCCTGGGCCGAGAGAAAGACGACCAATAGAAATTTGATCGAAAATTGGAAGCTCGCGGCCGAGCTCGCGGCCCTTGTGATGGCGACGATTCTGGTCTACAAGTATCGGAACGTCATCGGTCGTTTCAATACCAGATAAGAAACACCCGCGATTGATACACAATGAATAAATTTCGCGATGAGACCGCGACCATGTGTCGCCAAAAGGGTTGGGACAAAGCACCCGTAAGTATCGTATGGATGTTACTCAATGAAGAGATGGGCGAGCTGGCCTCCTCGATTCGTCAGAACCAGCGCATCTATCGTAAGACCGGCCTCAAGAAGGATCGTGGGACCGACATCACTATGGAAATGGGCGACGTCTTCAGTTACCTCTTCCAGCTCGCGGCCATGCTAAATGTGGACCTGGACGCCATGTGGGAGCTCCACCGCGCCAAGATTCAGACGAAGGTGTACAAGGAAAATAATGTGACCGTCTAGTAATAGAATGGCGTCGGCCTCAATGATAGATGACCGGCTCCAGATCGACGGGTTCAATCCATACACGTGGTCGGGCACATACGGCGTGTCGACCGACGGATTTCCCAAGAATGTCTTTATCGATGGGTCCTATACGTCGGCCATCAGCGAGCGCCCCATGGAGCTAACGGCCCCGATCGAGAACCCGAACGATCCAAATCTTCACAACTCGGGTTCCATGTACCTCAAGACGGCCAGCGTCGACCCGGCCCCTTTCAGAGGTTTCCCAGCCCGCAAGCTCGAGTACTCGGATGGCACGACGACCTGGTACAGACCGGGCGCTCCGTGGTCATGGATGGGCGGGCGCTCGGGAGCCCCCGACGATTCATGGACGGCCCAGGGCAGTCGTAGCCGTAATAACAATCTTTTACTTTGGATCGCGCTCGCAATTTTTGCGTACATTTTATACACTAAATTGCGTTGATCTTCGGTGCGACCACTTTGACGAGCTTCTTTGACAAATTTTCCTTTTCAATTTTCGACCGTTCATCCAACATGGGACACAGATGAACCTCCAGTTGGATGCACTTGGCACAAAAATTCCCCAGACACTCCCGGCACTTGAGGAACCGGTTCTTGTGCTGGCATTTCCGCTCCCCGTACACCTCCATCAAGGACTCCTGGGGGGTCGGCATCGGTCTCTACTATTTCACACACAATTTCATTCTTAAATTGAGGGGTCTCGGGCTCGGACAGAATTTCACAGAGGCCTTCGGCCCGACCTTTGAGGATCCGGATCCACGCAGCCTCCATAAGGGGCAGGTTCTTCTCGAACCAGGCCCGGTCTCGTTGGACCCTGACGACCACGAATTCTGGTTCGGCCCCCTCCTCTTTGGCCGGTCGGTACTGTACAAAGTCGCACTCTTCGAGGTCCGTAATCTCGAGTTGGAGCTGGACTTGAGGCAGATAGTGTTTCGGGACCTTGGGCTCGATCTTGCGGGTCAAGGGGCACTTGATCTCGACCAGGAGACCATCCTCTGTGATGCCGTCAGGTGAGGCCCCTAGCCACGAGTACTTGCGGTGCCGGACCAGTCCGACCTCACGGGTCTTGCGACCGGTCCGGGCATCATAAAGATCCCGGACCAGTGGCTCAAGGAGCGTCCCGTGGGCCGTTGCGGCGTTCCCGGCCCACTTGGTCCGAAGGACCTTCTTTTTCACAAACGAATCGACGCTTTCGTAGTGATTCTCACCCAGAGCACTCGCGACGTCACTGGCCGTAATCATATTGTCGCGTAGATCTAACCATTCCTGGGACCTTTGTTCGGCGTATTCAGCCGCAAGAAGTTCCCGGGCCCTGAGCCTCTGGGCCTCGCCGGTTGGCGACTGGGACATGCTTATTCTTAAACCGCGGATCAGTCTTAAGTACAATTTCGGCCGCATTTTGTTCGGCCTGCTTCTTGGTACTCGCGAATCCCGAACCGCAGTCCAGACCGTTCACCACGACCGAAATGAAAAACTGTCCGTTGAACTGACCCGAAACGCGATACTCGGGCAAAGGGTACTTGAGGGCCTGGCACCACCGCATCAACTGGTCCTTGTAGTTATCGTCCGTGAGGGACGTCTGGACCTTCGTGAAGGCATCGAGAACGAACTTCTTGGCGTGGATCATCCCAAGGTCCAGGTAAATAGCCCCGACGAGCGCCTCAAAGACGTCCTCCATGATGTGCTCGTTGGTGTTCCATCCGTTCCTTTCGCCCTTTTCATCCATCATAATCATCTTGTCGAGACCGAGGACCTTCGAAATCTCGCAGAGCGTCTTGCCCCGGACCATCTTCGTTCGGGCCTTTGTCAGGAATCCCTCCTGCTCCTTCTCGTGAAGGTCAAATAGGTGTTTTGTGATGATGAATCCAAGGACCGAGTCCCCCATGAATTCGAGTGTTTCGTACGAACCAGTCAAACCTGAATAGCGTTTCAGGGCTGACTTGTGCGTAAAGGCGCGTTGATAGTACTGGATGTTTTTGACTTTTGTGCCGACCAGAGCATTCAGGAAGTCCCTGGAGAGCTCGGGGGGCGGGATCTGCTGTTCGGTTTCCATGTTGTGGTACTAGAGTGGATTATTTTTAAGCCGACTTCGCGACCTTCGGGCGGGCCTTCTTCTCCTTCGGTGGCGCATTCGGGTCGGCCGGAGCCTTGGGCTTCTTCTCGGTCTCGGGCTTCGGCTCCTTCACGTAGTGCGGGTTGATGAACTTCTGGATATTCAGGAAGGTCACCTGGGTCCCCTCGGGCGGGTTCAGCAGGTCCTTCAGGGTCGCATCCAGCGTGATGTTCTGACCGGCCTTCAGGCCCTTCTCAGTCACATACGCGTTGATGCGAGTCGTCACCTGAGAGCGCGAGATCTTCTCATCGGCCGCCAGGCCCAGGAAGGCCCGCAGCTTGTCGGATACACCCAGGGGCTTGTTGAACCCGTTGTTGGCCGTGCGGGCCTTGGTCTTCTCACCGGTCGGATCCTCGATGTGTGCGCGAATCTTACGCATGTCCTTACGCAGAGCCTTCAGCTCCTTCAGCAGGATATCCAGGGTCACGGGAGTCTCGGTAGCCATTTCTACTTCTCTTGTGTGGACCATCTTTAAGCCACGAAAAGGGCCATAACCATCACGGCCAGCAAAACGAACATCAGTAAAAAGATGTGCCAGACTTTGTAGTCGGTCGGGCCTTGAGACCCGTACGAATTCGTAGGAGTCGAGATGTCGGTCGCTCCAGGGATCGGTGTAGGGTCTGAATTTTGGGCCAAATTTATGTTGAATCCAGGTGGAAGAGTCGTGCCCTTGGACTTGCGAAGTTCGACACTCCGGGGGGGCTGCTGGCCCGGGTTCTGACAGCCCGGATCACAGCAGCCCACGTCACATGGGTACACAAGGCCGTTCTGACGGTTTACGTACCCGCAGATCGTCGAGCCCGGACTCACCGGATCGGGCATGCACCCGCAAAATTTGTTTACAAATTCAGGACCGCACTGTGCGCTCATCTAATGTTAAAGAAGAAATTTGTTGATACTATAATGGAGTATGCAAAGCCCCAGAAGCTCCCGGACGGTCGTTATTTTCTGAAGGTGACTGGCGCGCGTCACCAGGTGAACGGTCTGACTCTGCAGGATTCGCTCACGACCAAGGCGGTGAACTTCGCCGTCGCGGATCCGGCCCTCTTCAACTCGATCGATGAGGAGATCCTGACTCAGGCCAAGGCGTCCAAGCTGGAGTGGTTCGGCAAGGAGCTGAGCGACGAGACGATCACGAACGCTTACCAGGAGAGTGTGACGGACGGCATCCTCGGCGCTTCCCTCGCGACGCTCAAGGGTGAGATTGTCACGGTCGCCTTTGATACCCAGAAGAACTCGGTCGATCTCCAGGACGTCAAGTCGGGCTCGGGCATAGATGCCCTCTTGGAGCTGGCCGGTCTCTGGTTCCTCAAGAAGTCGTTCGGCCCGATATGGCGCGTCGTCCAGGTGCGGGTCCGTGGTCCTACGGCCCGGGCGCCCCCGAAGGAGTACCTGTTTACGGACGACCCCGAGCCCGAGGAGGACCCAGCCGATTATCTGGACTAGGGATCCCCAGCGCCGCCAAAAAAATATCACAAAGTTATAATAAATGGACCGCAAGGGACTCGCGATAATGATCCTGGCCGCCGTCATCCTCCTGCTTCTGCTGGCCCCTAAGAACAGTGGCTTCACCGCGGCGGCCGGCGTGTCCGGTGCCAACATTCTCGGCGGGCGTCCGGACGGCACCTACCAGCTGTCCCAGCCCGACTACGCCGCGTGGTCCGGCAAGAGCTCGTCGGTGGATGCCGTGGCGACCGCCAGTCTGATTCCCCGTGATGTGGTCCAGACCGAGGACTTTGGTCAGTTCAGCCCGGACAAGATTCTGAGTAACCAGAACTATCTGGACCCCCGCAGCCAGATTGGTTACCCCGAGACCGTGGGTGGTGTGCTGCGCAACTCGAACCTGCAGGTCCGCTCCGAGCCCCTGAACCCCCGTACGCCCGTGTCTGTGTTTAACCTCAGCACGATCCCGCCCGACACCATGCGCCCCAAGTTTGAGATTGCGGCCGAGTACCAGTAGTCAGTCGCGTAGCGACTGTCCCTCCCCCACCCGCGCCCTCTTTACTTAAATAAGTGCTTTGTAATTACTAAAATGGACTTCAAGGCTGCCATGACCGAGTGGGTCGGTCTCAAAGCCCAACTCGCTGCAGCTCGCAAAGATCTCGGAACGTTGAATAAACGTGAAAAGGAGCTTCGCCAGCTTGTAACCGACCATATGGCCCGGAACGAAATCGACACGGTCCGGGTCCAGGATAAGATTAAGGTCAACCTGAAAAAGAAGAAGACGAAGGGCGCCATCACCAAGGACGTCATCAAGAAGGGTCTCGGATCCTATTTTGGCGGGAACGAGGCCCAGGTCGAGGGGGCTTTCCAGGCCATTCTCGACGCGGCCCCCACGAAGGAGGTCGCGGGCGTGTCCGTGTCGGGTCTGGCGGCCGTGCTCGGGGCTTAAAAGCCTCGGACATTTCTCCAGCAAGTACAAGAATGGGCCTCGGTGACGAGTATTCCCGGGATGCTTACAACTACGAGCTCGCGTACGACTCGGATGGGTCGGACGAGTTCGACACGGAGCTCCACCCAGAGGACTGGCAGGATATGTATTCTCAGGAGATCCTGGACGGCTGGATGTGCATCAGGAGCTATGCCGAAGAGCGTTATTTGCCGATCCGGGCGACCTTTCATGATTTTA